AAATGGATACATTCTAGACATAGCATGTAGCGGATATTGGTATGACTATGTTCCATTGTCATTATTGTCAAAAAAGGTATATACAGATTCAGCAGAAACTCAAATGCAGGAAGATCTTGACTTCATACAGTTTAATATTGGATATCCAGAAAATATAAATTCAGATATTTTTAAGACCTATATTAATTTTGAATATGCAACACTTTTCTCTGCTAATGTTGGCTCACATAGATATTACTCAATAGTATCTTCAGCAGACAATGTATTTGAGCCAGGAGTAGCATCCAAGTGGTCTGGCAAAAAATACGAGGTATCTGACGGAAGCATTGTTTATGCCCCTGTGGACGAACAATCTCAAAAGCCACAAGGAGCACCAGATGTTTTCAATATTAATGATATCTTTATGGTTATTACTACAGAATTCAATGTTGATTCAATATCATATCAACCACTAAGTATTAAGTCAATGCAGCTTTCTGGAGTATCATTAAACCACAATTCTAAAAACAATGTAAACACTAGATATGGAATAAATATCAGACCAGAAGTAGAGATTGATTCTGTAATTTCTTATAAAGAAAGAAATCCATACAGAATATCTACAGTCTTGGGAGAATATTTAAACCTAACCTCAAAATCAGGAATTGAGTTAGCCAAGGATAATGATGCACAAAGAAGATTAGTTATTGATATAAATAGAAATAACTCTGCTTCATATAGAATATCTTCAATGCAGTTTGCTTTTAACCATAGGGGATATTTTTCAGAGACAAAAGAATTAGCATTTAGAATGTTTTCTCAATCGGTATCTGGAAAAGAAATTATGTTTTATCTAAAGTCCGTCAATGCCTCTAACACAAGAGGAATACTTACAGCTGAAATAGATGGTGTTGAAATACAGGGAATCAAGTTTTACATTAATGGAACTGAAGTTAGATCTCCAATATTCAAGAGGGGTGAGTGGGGAATGCTGGGAATTTCATTTTCTCCAGCACTAGACTATTCTGGAACATCAGGAAGATTTGAAATTTATTCAAAAATACTTGTAAATAATCTATCTTACTACCAAATATCTGAAGAAGTTATAAACCAATATCAGGTTTTTAAGACATGGTCAACTATTGATAATAACGACTGGGATTATTGGAAAACTAATGATACATGGCAAACATTGCTTAGATCCAGCGACAGCCTTGAAGTGTCTATTGATGCATCAGATGTTTATAGAATATTCATGGGAACTAATAAAGTAATATCCGATAGTAAGTCAGACGATTTGGCAATAACGTTTACAAATTACCAATATTCTATATACAATAACGTATCAAAGCAGTCAAGAATACAAAAACCGCTATAGTATGCTATAATATGGTTATGAATAAGAACATTGGACAGGTAATGAAGGGTCAAATTGGTAAGACTCGTATCCAGGTAATAGAAGAGCCATTCTCAAATGCAGGTATTTATGTCTGGAAGTTACCGTCAGGTAAATTCTTTACAGATGGCGAAGGCAACGCACTAAGCATCGAATCAATGAGAAATGATCCTGCAAAGATTAAGCAGATAACAGAGGCAGCAGCCTACTATGGTCAGGCAGAGGGAACTCCAGAGTTCTTCCCAAATGTTCGTAAGATTTCAGATGAAGAGCACAGCGAGCAGCTAGACAGAATGAAGCAAGGTCTTATTCCATCTATGAACGATCTAGGTGCTCTAATTGCTGCAAAGAAGACATTGGAGATGTATGGCGATGAATGATGATTACACAAGAATTGAAATTCCAGTAAAGTGGGATGACGAAGTGCAGGAAGAAAATAGATTTGCTAATGCAGACCCATTCAAGAAATCCTGGGATGACCTAAGAAATCTAGACGGTCTTGACGCTAACTTTAAGAGACGTGCTGCCAGACTTTCAAAGTCAGAAGTATCAGATGCATACATGGATTCAGCACTTGCCATCCAAAGCGGCACTGGAGATGCAAAGTCAAAGGCAATTAACCCAGGTGTAGTTTATAGAAACGCCTATGGTCTATTTGACGTTATTACACCACCATATGACCTTTACGAACTATCAAGTTACTACGACACATCATTTGCTAATCACGCCGCTATTGATGCAAAGGTAGAAAACGTTGTGGGTCTGGGATATGACTTTATTGTTTCAGACAAGACAACCCTGAAGCTTGAGGCAGAAGAAGACAACGAAAAGGTATCTCGTGCTCGCAAGCGTATTGAAAGACTTAAGATTCAGCTACGTGACTGGATTGAGAGCTTGAACATTGACGAGTCATTCACAAGTGTAATGGAAAAGGTAGCAACAGATTACTATGCAACTGGTAACGGATATCTTGAAATAGGTCGTACTACATTCGGACAGATTGGATATATCGGTCACGTTCCATCAACTACCATGCGTGTTCGTCGTCTACACGATGGATTCGTTCAGATTGTTGGAAACAAGGTTGTTTACTTCCGTAATTTTGGAGCAACTAACAAGAACCCAATCACTGCTGACCCACGACCAAATGAGATTATTCACATTAAGGAATACTCTCCACTAAACACTTTCTACGGAGTGCCTGACGTTATTGCTGCTATGCCATCTCTTCTAGGAGATACCTTAGCATCACAATACAACATCGATTACTTCCAGAACAAGGCTGTTCCTCGTTATGTTGTAACCCTAAAGGGAGCACAGCTTTCTACAGAATCAGAAGATAGACTATTTAGATTCCTGCAGACTGGTCTTAAGGGTCAGTCACACCGCACACTATACATTCCGCTTCCAGGAGACTCAGATACTAACAAGGTTGAGTTTAAGATGGAGCCAATTGAGAATGGTGTACAGGAAGGCTCGTTCTCAATCTATCGCAAGCAGAACCGTGACGACATTCTTGTTGCTCACCAAGTTCCTCTATCAAAGCTTGGTGGTGGAGATAGCTCTGCCATTGCTGCATCCATTGCACAGGATCGCACCTTCAAGGAGCAGGTAGCAAGACCAGCACAGCGTAATCTAGAGAAGATTCTCAATAAGATTATCCGTGAGAAGACAGACATTCTTGAATTCAAGTTCAACGAACTAACTCTAACTGACGAGCTGCAGCAATCACAGATTCTTACTAACTACGTTAAGAATCAGATTATGGCTCCTAATGAAGCACGTGCAGTTCTCAATTTGCCAGAACGTTCAGATAGTGATGAAATGGTTGTCCTATCTGCTCGCCAGGCTGCAGATGCTACTGCTAATAACCAGCAGAACAGAAGCAGAGACGCTCAACGCCAGGCAGCTCAGGCAGATAATACTGCTACAACGTCTGGTAGAAATGCCAAGGGAGAGGGAAGATCCACAACGTAAAAAAATGTGATATAATAAGTTATCACAAAGTTTATAAAAAGGGTCTATAATTAAATTACCATGACTATTCAAAAAGCTCATTTCAGCACAGATGGAGATAATGTAAATCTCTCTATGCCTTTCGCAAAGGTAGACAAGGAACGCCGTGTCGTATCTGGTTTTGCTACCCTAGACAATATTGACAAGCAAATGGATGTTGTAACTCCAGAAGCATCGCTAAGAGCATTTGAAAAATTCCGTGGCAACATTCGTGAAATGCACCAGCCATCTGCTGTTGGTCGTATGGTTGCATTTAAGCAAGACAAATATTTTGATCCTGAAACTAAGAAGTTCTATTCAGGTATTTATGTATCAGCATATATCTCAAAGGGTGCTCAGGACTGCTGGGAGAAGGTTCTAGATGGAACCTATTCAGGTTTTTCTATCGGCGGTAGAATGAACAAGTTCGATGATGTTTATGACGAGAAGATGGATGCCCCAGTGCGTATCATCAAGGACTATGACCTAACAGAACTATCACTAGTTGACAACCCAGCAAACCAGTTTGCAAGCATTCTTTCTGTTGAAAAGGTTAATGGCGTTAACACACTAAAGGGAGATGCTGTTGATACAGCAATCGAAAATGTATTTTGGGACAAGGAATCAGGTATTGTAACAGTATCAGAAGAAGATTCCGTAGTAAGCCCAGTATCAGGTATTCCAATGCAAAACATTGGGTTTGTCGAAAAGTCAGACTCTGACAAGGTAGACATGATCAAGTTCTTAGTTGATAGTGCTAAAGGCATTAGCATTGCTAAGATGACACAGGAGGATAAAATGACAGAACAAAACATTGAGGCTGTTGCAGAAGATGCAGTAGTCGAAGAAGCTGTTGAAGTCGCTCCAGAGGCAGATGCAGTCGTCGAAGCTCCTGCTGCTGACGTTGAGAAGGCTATGAAGCCAGAAGACGAAGAGGCTGCAGAGGGTGAAGAGGATGCCACAGAATCTTCTCAAGAGGAAGAAGAAGAAGCTGTGAAGAAGTCAGAAGAGATTGCTGACCTCAAGAATACCATCACATCAGCCTTTAGCGATATTCTAGAGGTAGTTAAGGCACAAGCTGCTGAGATTGCCGATCTAAAGAAGTCACAGGATGTAATCAATGCAAAAATTGCAGATGCAGAGAATGATTTCGCTAATCTTGGAAAGTCAGTAGACGCAGTAATTGCTGACACCGCTTTCCGTAAGTCTGGCGATCTTGGAGAGATCGTACAGGAACCAGCAATGGTTGAAAAATCAGTATGGGGCGGACGTTTCCTCACAAATTCCGACATACTAAAATAACAAATAAATTCATGGAGGTGAACAATATGTCAGAAGAAATTCTAAAGAATAACCCAGGTGGCTCTTACCCAAACTCAGAGGGTAGTGCTTTCTCTGGTGGTATTGGTGGTGTAAATAACCCAGGTTTTCCATATCTTGGAGAAACTACAGGTGACGCTAACCTTGGTCTAACAAGCGGTCCTAACGCCGTTAACCCATCATCTACCGAAAACCCACGTTACGAAGGTGCTGGTATCCTACGTCCTGAACAGGCTCGTCGATTTATCGATTACGTCTGGGACGCTACCACTCTCGCCAACGACGGTCGCCGTGTAACTATGCGAGCAAACACTATGGAACTTGAAAAGGTTAACGTAGGTGAGCGTGTTGTACGTGCTGCTAACCAAGGTGATGCATCATTCACAAACGCAGGTGCTACATTCTCAAAGGTTGAGCTTACCACAAAGAAGCTACGCCTTGACTGGGAAGTATCATCAGAAGCCCTAGAGGACAATATTGAAGGAGGTGCTCTTGAGGACCACCTAGTACGCCTAATGACTACTGCTTTCGGTAACGATATCGAAGACCTAGCCATTAACGGTGCTGCTGGTTCAAATGACGCATTCCTAGGTATTATGCCTGGCTTCATCGACAAGGTTAAGAACGATGGCTTCGCTCACGAAGCTGTCCCAAGCAACCAGAACATTGGTTCAGACTGGACCGTACAGGACATGCAGAAGCTAATTCTAGCCATGCCACGTAAGTACCGTGCACTACAGTCAGGTCTAAAGTTCTATGCTGGAACTGACACCTTTGCAAACATCGTAAAGAACAATGGTACCGTTTGGGACTCAATTGGTTCAACTGAAGCTGCTCGTGGTTCATACCTCGGCGGTGTTGACCAGACCATCGGTGGAGCACGTCAGACTCGTGTTCTAGGTATCCCTGTTCTAGAAGTTCCTTACTACCCAGCAGACTATGTAG